GACATATCGAAGGAGAAAAATCAGGATGGATAAGTTGAAAGCGTATTGGGGTTTCGCTGGGGAGCGTGCCGCGAAAACCGTTGCACAGGTGATGATGGCGACAATCGGTGTGACCGCTGCAGGCATTATTGAGGTGGATTGGGTGCAGGTGTTGTCTGTGTCGGCGCTTGCCGGCCTGATGTCGTTGCTCACCTCAGTTCTCACATATGATAAGGCTGACTTATCGTGAGTGAGCGGCTTGAAAAGGTCGGAGATTGGTATGTGCCAACCGATCCAGCGGAGCTGACTATCTGTGAGTCCTGCGAGTAACTGCGAGGCTTGCGTGTAGACTGTTCTTATGAACAGAAACATGATTCGCGAAACAGTTATTTACGCGCTGGTGGACAGCGAGAACCGTATCGGTTATGTGGGCTCGACTACGGTAAACACCAAGACCCGTTACTGGGAGCATCGTTCTCGGGCCAGGCGGGGTCATGGAGCGCCGGTCTATGAGTGGATTCGCGCTGTTGGTGTGGATTCTTTTACTTACATCGAATTGGAAAAGCTTGACGATCTGAATGATGTGGCAGGTGTCGAGGCTCGATGGATAAAGAAGCTCATTGACGAGGGTCATCCGATTACTAATCAGGTTGCTCGCAATGGGGTGCCGCACTCGAACGGTGACCGGATGAAGCAGATGCTTTCAGAGTCCAGGCGAGGCAAGCCGACATGGATAAAGGGAAAGCGTGGGGTCGAGGCCGGCTGGACTGAAGAAAGAAAGAAAGCGCAGGCTGCTCGATTTCTCAAAAACTTGAACAAGCAGTAAGATAGAAACCTAAAGACCCTCGGTGGCCCACCTTCCGGGGGTCTTTTCTATTCCGCTAACCAGGCGTAAATTGTGGGCCTCGTCACACCAAGTTTCTTTGCAAGGTGCCTGATGTTATCGCCCCGGGTGTGTTCGGCTCTCACGCGGGCTCTGAGGGCTTGTGACACCCTTTCTAGGCGTTCTAACTGCCACACTCTGAGGTCTGCTAGTTGCTCGATGGGTAGTTCGTCATAGTTGTTGAAATCTTCCATGATTATGAGTATACACTTTTTTGTGTTTTGGTGTATCGTGGTAGACAACCCGAATGAAAGGTGGAACACAATGGGTTACTTCAAACAGCTAGAGATAGAACTGCAGGATATTCACGATCCGCGCATGAGGCAGGTTGTGTTGTGGAAGCGTGCTCACGAGCACCTGATGACCGCTGAGGAACTGTGGGCGGTTATGACGGATGAGGTGAAGATGGAACGGGCTCTCACGTTGTGGGAGAACGAACTGTTCACACCTCTCCCGGTGAAGGCTGCGGATCATGTTGCGTTGCAGACTCACCGGCGTGACGTTCGACCTCGCCGGAACGGGATGTGTGTTGCCGGGTGGTCGCTTATCTTCCTCGCGCTTGCTACGGGTGTGACCGTGTTGGTGGTGAACCTGTGAGGGCCGGCTGGGTGCTCATTGTGTTGGGCGTTGCGCTTGCTGCGGGTGTCAGAAACCCTGACGCGATTGTTGCCGGTGTTGGCCTCGTAATTTTGGGGGCTTGGATTTTGAGTGTGAAGGAGGAAGTCCGGTGATGGATTTGCGTATGGATGGGCGGGACATTTGTCTACGCCTAAAGGATGATGTGTGGCAGATTGGTGAGCCGGGCACGCTCTGTATTACTCGGGAGCAGGCCTACTATTTGCGGGCACACTTGAACGCGCTTGATGCGGCCTTCTATGACGAGCCTGAGGATGGTTAGCGCTCGTGTGGCAGGGTGCCAGCCCAAATCCCGTAAGGCTCTTGGGCTTCGATAGCGTAGGCGAAACACTCGGTCAGCAGCGGGCATTGTTTGCACAACGCTTTCGCGGTTCGGATCGCGTACTTCCTTGTATCCGGGTCGGGGAAGTCCTCGGGGAAGAAAATGTCGGGGATGTCCTGACAAGGCACACCACCGATTTTGACAATCGCTGCACTGAAGTCGCGGTAGCTTTGTCCCCGGTTGCTCATACAGTAAAGGGTAGTGGAGGTTTCTAATTATGGAGGACAATGTGACGGATATTCGGGCTCACAGGTTGGCTGATTTGATTATGGCTGAGTGGTTGGATTCGCAATCGGATTCGGGGGCTGTCTGGGAACGCTCGCACCGGGCTTTGAAGATTGCCAGGGAGGAGAACCCGCAGGAGGTTTTCGATGAGGCGTTTGAGATTGCTCAGGCTCGGTGGAAGAAGATGTTTGATGCTCGGGCCTGAACAGTTTGTGGCGTCTAAGTCTGTGAACGCTGAACGGTGGTTGTCGGCCCGGCGTGAGGGTGTGACGGCGACTCAGGTGTCTAAGGCGGCTTCTGGGCCTGGCGGGTTCGAGCAGTCTGTGAGGGACTACACCGAAGATTTTGTGGAGTCGGATAACCCTTACATGGCTTTCGGGCGTGCCTGGGAGGGCCCGGTGTCAATGTTTCTGAAAGACAATTACGGTGTGATGCCGAATGACTGGTTGATGCGTCACCACGACAACTGGCACCATCGAGCGAGTCCTGACGGCCTCACGCTCGGGCATGATGCTATTAGCGAGGTGAAGACTACGGGGAAGGATTGGAACCCGGAGAAAATCCCGTTGCAGTATCGGCGGCAGGTTCAGTGGCAGTTGTATGTGACCGGGGCTGAGTTCTGCTATTTTGCGTGGCTGTTGCGTGAGGAACGGGATGGGGCTTTTATGCCGGCCTGGTTTGAGCCGAAGGTGATAACGATTCCTCGTGATGGGGAGATGATTGCTTCGTTGGTCAAGGTGGCTGACGATCTATGGGAAAGGGTGAACAATGAAAAAAGGTAGGAAGCGTTTGCCGGATTATTTGCGTAAGACAGAGCAGGTTGGTGTGGCTTTGACAGTGAGCGAATATGAGGGACTCGTCGAGCTTGCGGCATCGCTTGGCGTGACTATAAGCGCGCTGGCGAGGCAGAGCGTCATTAGCGTATTGACCGAAAGGGGGGAGAGTCATGTCTGAGGTTGTGATTACGGTGGAGTTGGAGGCTGAAGTGTATGTCCGGCTTTTGAACGCTGCTAATGAGGTGGGTATCCCGGTCAGTGAATACGCTGAGGGTTTGATTGCTAACTATGTTGAGGAGAATTATGGCGAGGTTTGATTTGGCACAGTATTCGACTGTGGCGGAGCGTATTGATGCGTTCTGGGCTAAGTATCCTGATGGGCGGTTGCACACTGAGCTTGTGCATTTCTCTCCGGAGCAGTGTGTGATTCGTGCTGAGGTGTATCTGGATCGTAAGGATGAGCGCCCGGTGACTGTGGATTACGCTGAGGAGCGCATTGATAGCTCCCCTGTTAACCGTGTCAGCATGGTGGAGAACTGCGCTACCAGTGCTATTGGTAGGGCTTTGGCAGACCTGGGTGGAAGTTTCACCGGGGCGAAAAGGCCTAGCGCTGAGGAAATGCAGAAGGTTGCACGTCACGAAGGCTCACAGAAAACCCGTGACTGGTTGACCGAAGCAATGAACCTGACCGATGTTGACTTGTTGCGTATGCTATGGGCAGAAGCACAGCAGGCCGGTGCGAACCCGGAAGTGTTAGCGAAGGTGAAAGCTCATGCAGAGTCAATCGGTTCTGGCGGCATCGGTGAGGGAATTGTTGCAGGCGTATCAGGAAAGCCTGGGAAGAAATGACCTCGATGCTGAAGTGTTCAGGTTGGCGCTTATTGAAAGGTTGGTGATGGTTTGTGATTGCATCGGAAATCGTCAAGGAACTGTACGAACTAACTCAGGAGAACAGGAAGGGAATTGAGTATTATGCGGAGGCTATGGATCATCTTGCTAGATGCGAGAATCAGCTCGACCAAGTGGAGGCTCATGCGTTTATCGGCGCGGAAGGCTCAGTTGCAAACAGGCAGGCAGAGGCGAAGCTTGCGTCTTCGGCGGCTCGCCTTGAACGGGATTTAGCGAAGGCTCAGGTTGAGCGGGTGCGGGCTAAGTTGCGGATGATTGAGTCTGCGATTATGGCTCAGGCTACGGCTGCGAAAATGGTGCAGGCGGAGATGAAACTCTGATGCAGATTATTGGTCGGCCTTCGGGAATGAACGATGAGGACTGGATACGTCTTGGCGATGTTTTGTTTCAGGTTTGCCGGGAGGCATACCTCGATTTCTTGCACGCGAAAGATGGGCCTGCTGCGGTTGAGGCGGATGCTTCTCTGAATATTTTTTTTGAGCATTTGGCCTTGTGGCTTGTTGCCTCTGAGCAGGAGGTTGGAAACCAACTATCCTATGACGATGCTTTTGAGGAAGCGTGGGTTATTACGCGGTCATATTTCGATGATCCTTTGAATGCGATGTTGGGTGATGAGCGCAAGCGTTGAGGTGATTCATAAGATGTGCAAGCGTTGTGGCACTACAGCCGGCTTGACGAGGGCGGACATTGCGGCGGGTTACAAGTGTCTAAGGTGTGGTGGGTTCTTTGAGGATTTTGTGCCGTTGGAGCGACAGACATGAGCGTTGTAATCGAGGATGATGGGGAGATGTCTGAGGAGGAGTTCCTCGCATGGCTGAACGGGTTGGACACGTCTGAGGATGTTGACGAGCAGGGTTAGGCTCCCGTTCCATCACTTTGTACGCTACCGGAATAACAGAAAAGCCCCTCCGGAGAGGGGCCTTCTGAGTGTGTGGCCTAGCAGTCCCAGCCAGACTTGCGGAGTTTTGCGTAGATTTCGTCATAGCGGTCATCAAAAGCTTCAATGTGCTCGATTTCCGAGGTGCGAGCAAGTTCTCCTCCGTTGTGGAGGGCGTAGAACAGTGCTTTCATTTGCTCTTCGTTGAGTTTGATTGTCGTGTAGTCGGTGGCCATTTTTTTCCCTTTCGTTTGGCTTATGTCATTAGTGTATGGCACTAGACACACCATGTCAACCTAATCCACAAACTTTTTCCAACTATTTTTTGAGGGGTAAACTAGGCGCATGGCTATCCCGAAAAAACTCCTCACACTCCTCCGGGCAAGGGATCAACATTGCGCTCACTGTGGCATGGAGGATGACCTTGTGCCTCACCATCGCAGGAACCGGGGAATGGGCGGGTCAAAGCTTCTGGACACCCTGGACAATCTGATGCTTATTTGCGGGGGCTACAATCAGCAAATGGAGAGCGACCCGCGTGTGGCTTCTCAGGCTCGGGCGTGGAATCATAAACTGCCGATTTGGGAGAAGGAGAATCTGCCGGTGTTTGACCGCGCTGGGGGTTGGTGGTACCTTCATGCTGATGGCACTAAGGCGCAGGCGGATTGGAAAGACGCAGCGTTCTAAGCGGTACAATAGAGTGAGGGCCGAAGCTTAACACTCCGACCCTCACAGAAAAACCGATGATAACGGCATCGGCTTAGATTCCAGTCTAGCCGATAGAAAAGGCTAAACATGGAACAATCAATCAGGCTAGAGCGCCGGTTCGCAATCATTGACGAATGGCTCCTCGACCTAGACATCTCTGACCGGGCCGTTAGGCTGTACGCGGTGCTGGCTCGCTATGCCGATAGTGAAACGCATAAGGCTTACCCTTCGAGGGACACGCTTGCTAAGCGCTTACGTTGCTCGACCAAGTCTGTAGATCGTGCGGCGCAGGAGCTTGTGGAGTCTGGGGCGATGACGAAAGAGCACCGGCATAACAGTTCGATTGTCTATACGCTCCGGGTTGTCCAGGGGGGTAGACACCACAGTCCAGGGGGGTCGTCACGGGTGTCCAGGGGGGTGGACACGGGTGTCGAACTAACTAGAACCACTGAACTAGAACCAACTAAACGAAAACCAGTTAACGATATAGAACAGGCGTTAGCGCAACTGTGGGCTGTTTATCCTCGGAGAACAGGCAAGGGAGCAGCGCGGAAAGCGTTGGAGAAGGCAATCGGAAAAACAAGCATTGAGGAGATCGTTGCTGGTGCTGAACGGTATCGTGACGATCCGAACCGTGAGGATGCGTTCACCCAGTATCCTGCGACCTGGCTGAATGCGGAGGGTTGGGAAGATGATCCGTTGCCCTCGAGGGTGACGATGGGTGTGCGTAAGTTGACGAATGCGGAGCAGGGTGCATTGTTGGTGAGGAAGTTTGAGGCTGAGGAGGCTGCGGAGAAGCTCCGACCAAAGGCGATAGATTTCGATTATGGATCAATGATGAAAGGGATAGAAGATGAATAAAGCTGAGATGACTAAGGTGCTGTCGTTTTGTGCAGCGTTGGATGGTCAGCAGGTTACTGAGGCGAAGGTGCTGATGTGGTTGCAAGTGTTGGATGGTGCTTCGTATGAGGAGGTTCAGACAGCAATCGTGCCGGCTTACACAGTGTCACAGAATGGCATTGTGACGGCGCGAGGCTTGTTGGATGTGTTGCACGCGAAGGCACAACCGGCAGGGCCGGTCATGTATCTGCAGGATGAGGCTGACTTGGATGAGTCGGGTTGGCGTTCCGATCCACAGCCTGTTTGTGAGGAGCATGGGTTGCACATTTTGCGGTGTGATGATTGTTGCAAGTTGTTGCATTATCAGGCGGGTTGGATGGATGCTGATGCTCGGCATTCTTGGGCTGTGGCGAACGTGTATAAGGCTAAGGAGGAGTGGTGATGGAGCCGGTGATTGTGGTTGGTGGTGCTCGTGTCTTTGCGGGTGATTGCCGTGAAGTTTTGAAGCACCTGCCGGATAACAGTGTGGATTCTGTGGTGACTGACCCGCCTTATGAGTTGGGGTTTATGGGGAAGTCTTGGGACAGCTCGGGGATTGCTTACGATCCTGCGGTGTGGGCTGAGTGCCTGCGGGTGTTGAAGCCGGGCGGTCACATTTTGGCGTTTGGGGGGTCGCGTACTTGGCACCGTTTGGCGGTGGCGGTTGAGGATGCCGGGTTTGAGTTGCGTGATTCGATTGCTTGGATTTATGGGTCGGGGTTTCCTAAATCTTTGGATGTGTCTAAGGCGATAGACAAAAAGCTTGGCGCGGAGCGTGAGGTGGTTGCTACTGGGTACGCCTACGGTATGTCGAAGGGGCAGGAGGCGGCAGGTTATCGGCCCGCTGATTATGAGAGCAAGCAACTTTCGAACGAGGCAATAACTCCTGAAGCGCAACAGTGGCAAGGGTGGGGAAGCGCGTTGAAGCCCGCGTTTGAGCCTGTGGTGGTGGGGCGGAAACCGTTTGGTAAGGGTGTGACGGTTGCGGAGAATGTGTTGGCGTGGGGTGTGGGTGGGTTGAACATTGACGGCAGCAGGATTGCCGGCGAAAAAATCCAAACAACTAACGGTGGCAAAAACGAGGTTTATGGAGATTTATCGGCTAACGCTGGTCAGGTTTGGGAGAGCGCTCCTCAGGGTCGTTGGCCTGCGAATGTGATTTTTGATGAGGTGACGGCTGGGTTGCTGGATGAACAGTCAGGGGTCAGCAGGAGCGGGAAGCCTGGTGTGGAAAGGATTGCGACAAGTTGGAACGCGAATACTTATGGCGTTGGTATAGGAAAAGTATCGGGCCAACAAAGGGGCGATTTTGGTGACAGGGGTGGGGCTTCACGGTTTTTTTATGTGGCTAAGGCTTCTAGGCGTGACCGGAATGAGGGGTTGGAGGAGCTGGAGGCACAAAGAACCGGGGCGATGCAAGCAACAGCAGACGGCTCGATGCTTACGGGTTCGGGTAATGAAAGAACAACAGTTCGACAAAACTTTCAT